TTCACCAACTGGTAGCTCCATATGCCGTATTGCAAGAGCACGGAAGATGGTCTCTTCTGCTCCATCTTTAAGCTTACCAGCTGTGGTTTGGACTGGTGTCCAAGTTCTCTTTCTATTGAGTAATTTAACATAAGGGTCTTTCATTATTCTTGACAATCGCAGGGTAATTCATCTTTTTGTAAAATGTCCTGCAAGTAATCGTTAACGTCCTCATCACCTAATGCAGCATATGCACTAGTTTTATCTTGTACGTCAGCCATTACCTGAAGGCTGTAGTAAAGGGAGGTTTGAGGTGAAAGTAACCACTCTTCGACAAACTGACGATTGTATTCTACAACATCACTCCATGAGTTAAAGCTGTAGCCGTGAAGAAGTCCCGTATTATTTAATAGTGACACGATGCCGTCAGCAACGCTTCTATATGCGTCCCAACCAACTTCGCTGGCGATTTCTACATCACCATAATCATAATGTTCCACTCCAAATGTACCGCTGTCTCTATCAACAGAACGGGCTATAGGAGGTGCAATTTCAGGTGTAGAGGTAAATCCATCTAAGTCCTTGCTTCTGTACGAGCAAGAGGCAGTAGGAGCTATTGCAAAGGCTCTTACCATCTTATGTTCACGTGCTATTTCAGCAGCGAGTTCAATTCCTTTTTCTAGTTGTTGTGCAATAGCATCTGCTACTGTATTTGGCATCTCACCATTTAATCGTTTAGCTAATGCTACACCGAATTGTTCATAAGTTACCTTATATTTTCTTAGTAGATTCGCTAAACCTAGCATACCTAAGCCAACTTGGCGGTCGATATCAGCTGGCAAGTATTCTCCAGTTGCTCCAACACCTGTCCTACCATGGAGCTCGCACAATTCGAGCATACCTTCATTGAAACCCGTTGCGATGTCATCGATTGTACAGGCTGAGAGATTGACATGTTGTAACAAGCATGTTCCACGTGAGGGCAGGTAAACCTCAAGACAGACGTTACCGTAGACTCTTTTTCCATTTTCATATTTTATTTTATTGAGCCAGATGTCACCGGATTTGATTCCGTGAAGGATGGCGTCTTTAACTCTGGCATCTGTGGAGTTCCAGAGCCCTCCATCAAGGTCGACGCATCTTTTAATCCAGGGAGCTTCGGCACGGGAAAGCTGCACGAAGTCAAGAATATCGGGATGGTTAATATCCAAGTGAACCACAACAGCCCCATTCTTGTAGACGCCACCTCTTCTAAGTGTTTCATTTAATGTAGAATAAATTTTTGCAAATGAGACTGGACCACTAGCTGTTAAGCCTCTTCCATTCTCATGTCCTTTAGGACGTAATTTTGATAGGTGTATTGCACACCCCGCTCCATGTCTTAATGCATGTGAAGCGAATCTCCAGCTAGCCTCAATGCCCTCTGGACCCTCCATTGAGTCCTCAACGACAAATACAGTGCAACTCACTGGAAGTCTTGATTCTGGGTTATCCAACCATGATTGGACCCGACCAGTGCGGGAGATAAGTTCTGCGGTCATTTCAAACTAAGTCTGTTAAAGTTGGTGGTTGATAATTTTTACTCTTTAATACTTTACCGTCTGATCTATATGTAGGCTTTCCATCCTCATCTAGTTTAGACATATTACTTTTATGGACTCGACTTAAAGCTTCATCTAAGTCCCATTCCATATTTACTGCGTATTGATAACATACATATACAAGGTCTGCTAATTCTTTTAAAGCTTCTTCATGAAAAACAGCGTTATTTCTGAATAACATGCCTTCAGCTTCTAAAAATTCTTTGAACTCTTCAACGATCAAACTCTTTTGCATATTCCTCGATTTGAGAGTCTGTGAGTTTTTTACATTGAACGAGTTCCTGAACTCTTTGGCTTGTTCTAAATTCGACTTCATTTTGTAAGTAGTGGATGGCTTTTTCTAAATCGTCTATATCGTCATACTTATGACCTGCCCTGCATACGTATTTTACTACATTTCCTAAGTGGAAGTTTAATCCCTGGTCACGTACAAAATCCCAGGGTTGGATGGATCCACGCCTATAATATCTCGGACCATGGTCACTGGTGGTTTCGGCCATTTCTTTAATAAATTATTTATTGAATTAGTTAATACAAAGTTTTGTTTTTGTAATGCTAGGAATACAGTAATGATATCTTTTATATCAGTATCAGGATTATTGAGACCTATTTCAATCTGTCTTAACTTTAGGTCTTGTTCCATCGTTAATTCTGTAATCGGGGGTGGGGGACCATAAGATTGGTTCTTTTTTTGTGAAGTCATAATCATCAGCAGTTAGGATACGTGCAAGCCTTGCATTAGTTATAGCATCATACTCGTTCAAATCCTTATCTTCAAATGCTTTGATGACAGTTTTCCAACTGTAACCATGCTCTTCAAATAAAGTTGTAGCTCGTTTGACACCTATACCTGGTACTCCAGAATATCCATCAGTCTGATCCCCTGCAAGAGCTTGAATTAGATGCCATTTAGCACCATCTTCTTTACTGACTGTGAATACCTCATCAAAGTTATATAGCTTCCCAGGAATTTGTCTCATATCTTTATCAGGAGATACAATACAATTACCAGGAAATTTTGTAGCATAAATACCCATGGCATCATCTGCTTCAAGAGTAGGTTTGATGATTACCTTATACTCTTTCTTTAACGCATTAATAACACGTTTATAACCGCATGGTTTCTTACGGTTCCTATGTCCTTTATAGGACTTTTCAATTTGTTTTCTAAAATTCTTACTGTCTGAAAAGAATAGTATTATATCGGAGAATTCCCCAAATTTACTTCCGATCTTGGTAAGTTCTCGTTTTGTAGCACCGTATGCATCGTCAAAGTTACTGGTAACAAGAATAACATCGTCGCCAAAATCAACTTCTGATTCTGCTGCAGCACACGCTTTGTAAACGATAAAATCGGCATCAATTAATAGTTTCATACATTAGTGAACATCTGCCCAAGTAGAACCTGATTTAGATTCTGCTGCTATAGGACATCTTAATTTATAATACTCACCAGCTTGTACTGCAGATAATTCAAGTAAGAACTTGAGATCTTCTACGTCTTTCTTTTCGCATTCAAATTGTAGTTCATCATGAACGAATGCAAGTTGTCTAGCAGTTGGTGGTAAATTTTCATGGGTTAATAGCATCCATTTTTTAGCGAGTACAGCTGATGATCCTTGGATAAGATAGTTAAGTGACTTGTGTTTTGAATCAACAAGTATCTTACGCTTATCTATACCACGGACAAAACCTTTCTCACTAGCTTTGTGTACTCCCTCCAAGAGTTTTTCAAGACCTGGGATGGCATCGATGTAAGCCTTACGGATCTCTTTGCCTTTCTTCTTAGCCTTCTCGGGGGATAATTGTTTATCATAGGACAATCCTAACTTTTGGTCTCCAGCTCCATACAAGAATGCGTAGGAAATTGTCTTGACCAATTTTCTGGATACGCCAATCTTGTTAGCATTTTCTTGGTGTATGTCACCATGCAATAACACTTCTGCGTACCTACCTCCATCCCATCTTGCAAGATAATGGGCAAGCATCCGTAGCTCAACACCAGCAAGATCACACCCGACCATGCTGAGATCTGGGCTTGCAGTGAAAAGTCTTCTAAATCGTTCATCACTCGGCACTTGGGCAAGATTCGGAGATCGATGGGCACATCTAAATGTAGCGGTTGCTACTGAACAATGATGGTGAATTCTACTAGATGTCGTAACAAGCTTCTGCCATGCGTTCACGCCTTCTGATATCATCCCAAGCTTTTTTGTCAGATCCAATAGTGTCAGAAATTGAAGAGCTATATCCGTCCCAATATCTTTCAATACGGTCTCGTCTATAACCGCCTTCCCTGAATTCGTCAGTAAGGATGGTTGCCAGTCGTAATGTGTGGAAAGTATCCATGCTATATGGTCCCTAGAGGTGGGGTTTAGTTCTTTGAGTTTGGTAAATGTAGCACCTGCTCGAAAGCCTTTGGTCCTATTATCTCTCTTAGGAGTAAATAATGGTCCGCTAACGAAAGGGTGCCTGTTGCGTAGTAGCTGACAAGTTTCTTCATATTCTCTTCTGAGAGTTGATTCAAGTTCCCGTGCAGCTTGTTCATCAAAATACCATCCATGTTGTTCCTGTTGTGTGAGAATCTTTGCTACCTGATGTTCTAGCGTAATCCATTCAGGTATGGGAGGAAGTGATTCCATAATTTTCTAGTTACTTTAACATCTTGAACACAATAGTCTTGCATCTCTTGACTCCATTCTTTCCAGTCTGTAGTCTTAGAGAAGTTTCCTTTGTATTCATTTAACCTATAACCATAAGCTTCTAAGCTATGGCGTCCGTATAATTGTAATGGCATATGATTCCACACATACTTCTTATCTATATCGAGTAAATTCGGATGATATAAGCGAGATAAAATAAGGGTATCAATAACAATACCACGAGGGGTAAACCAAGGATAGAGATTTTTAATAACAGGAATATCATAACCGATGATATTATGCCCGATAAGAATATCAGCCGTTTCCAACCATCCAAGACCCGTCGTGATAGAGTAGTTCGTACCCATCGGTAGATCTTTCGTGGGCTCGGTATACGGCTCATCATTGAACGTTTCCGTGCGATTATCGGATCCCCAGTGTAACGAAAGACAATGTATTCGGGTCGCTTCATTTAGAAGACCGTTTGTTTCCAGATCGAATACGATTGTCCCCACCTGTCCAGTGGTAGGTTTTATCGACGAACTTGGCTTTTTCAATTGCTTCTTTGCTAGGTGGGTTAGGTTTCATTATTATTTTGTGACCTATATTTCTTACTGTTGAATTTTTTACTGATATTTTATCTTCATATTCATTAGTTGGTGGTTTTGATAAATGTTTGTACCATGGATGTTCATACCCACCCCCTTCAAAAATCCGTGGTTGGGTTGAAAATTGGTGATTCCGTAGTTTCATAATCAGTGAATCGTGAAGTTTCTAAATCAAATTTTATCTTCCCTGCGAATCCTGTTTCACCAGAATAGCGGTTCTTAATAATTCTAAGAGTCGCAATATCTCGTTCATCTGTGGACTGTTGATTTCGTTCGAGGGCAATGACTTGATCGCTAAGTTGAGCGATGCCCGCAGATCCACGGAGCTGGGATAAGGACACTTTTCCTCCCTCTTCGTGCGAAGTCCTATCATTGTTACTTCTCCTTAAATGTGAGACTAAGAATAATGAAATGCCAGTGCGTTCAACTAAGCTCCTAAGCCTAGTCATGGTGATGTCTATAGTTCTACGTTCATCACCATCAAGACCACTTAATAATATACTAAGGTGGTCTAGGAATATAATACGACACTCCAATCCACTGGCAAGGTATTCGATCCGATTGTAAATAACATCCGGGTCAAAACTACCAAAGCCGTCAAAAAGGTAAAGGTGCCAATTAGCAATGGTATTAAGAAAATGCTCTTCGAGGTCGGTTCGTTCATGTTCTCCAATGTGTAATGATTTACCTACAGCTGTGGACATTAATCCAAGTGCGGTTCTCCTATTTGATTCCTCAAGTGCCAGGTACCCGACCCTTTCTCCCTTGGTGAGTAGGTTAACTGCAAGTTGACGACAGAACGTGGATTTGCCTTGTCCAGATCCAGAAGTAATTGTTGTAAGCTCCTGATACCTAATTCCGTGCAATTTATCTTGTAGTCCTCTGAATGGATAGTCATGATCTGATGGTGGTAATGGTGTGGTGACTAACGATTGAAGCGTTTTTCCCTCAATAATCCCATCAGGTCGGTACTCTTCAGCGTTCCAAATAGCCTTTCGTATCGCTTCAGCATCATTAGCCTGTAACGCCTCTGACGGATCCTTATAGGGCTCGATTCTAGCGATCTTAACCTTGCCAGGTGGGAGTATGCTAGCTGCTTCCTTCGCTGCCTTACGGCCTGCCTCATCGGAATCGAATAAGAGGACGATCTCTTGGTACCCTTGTAATAATGGGATTTGTTTTTGTAAGTCTTTCTTAGCAGAGGCTGCCCCGTGAGGAAGCGAAACCATCGGCCATCCAGACATTGCTTCATAGCAGCTAGCAGCATCTAGTTCACCTTCAGTAATAACAATCCGTTTACCAGTAGTAGGAAACCTATGCTGACCAAATAAAGTGTCAGTGGAAACTCCTTCATATCGAAAATCTTTAGGTTTAGTTTTTATTTTTACACCCTGCAATATACCTGAATCATCATAGTAAGGAAACCTTAATGTATTTCCATCTCTATAGATTTGATAGAATTGATTAGTCTTCGCAGATATATTACGCTTTTGCAACCGTTCGGCTGAACCTGTAAGGTGTACAGTTTTAGTCATTCTTTGACTGTGAATAACATCATTGTTGCCTGTTCTATTATGACAAACAAAACAGAATGTGTGACCATCAGAGTACAGTGAATTGCCATCTGATGATCCACAATTAGTGCAAGGCATGTGCCTTACAAACTCGCTTTCAGTTAGATTAACCATTCGAGTGGAATATTATGGAAAGACGTCCATGGTATGTCATGCTTCTCACACCACATAGCATAAGTCGTCTTACTTTTTTTTGAAATTTTATTAAATGGTGATTGAAACACCATCCTTAAGTCTAATTCTGGGTTGTCCTTCTTGACTGCTTTGATCTTACGGCGATCAGCTGCGTCCCAATAGCCCTTGGTTTCGAGATGAACATGATTAGGTAACACGAAATCAGGGCAATAGTTATGTTGTATAGTGTAAGGAACTCGTTTACTTTCATATTCATAGGTTACGCCAAGACCTTCGAGAAGGTTAGCCACCTTCTCTTCCAGTCCTGATCTATATTTAGAAGTCTTCTTCTTCTTCATCTGTGGTGGTTGGTGTTACGTTAGGATCATTTGTTTTGAATCCTGCTGTAGTACCAAACAGTTCAGCTACTTCATTAGCATCTAAATCTCCAGTATCTACGCCAGCCTCACCTTTTATTGAGACAACTTGTACACCAACAAGCTTAAGAGAACTACCATAGGTAACTCCATCTCTAAGGATATATGGTTTCTGATAGAAGCCAAGTTTAACTGTAGACCCTGCGTATAATGGTGTTTTTGCATCGGTTACTGGTACTCCCTCTGTGTCTACTACAGGTGGTCGTCTGTCCTCACTCCATGAGAACTTTAATTTATATTTACCATCAGAGACCTCTTCCCATGGTTCTGGTTTAAGTGTAGATCTCTTAGGGTTCTTGAGTTTTGACTCTGCCCACTTAAGGACATCAGATCTCTCAGTTTCTAGCTTGTCGATAAGATCATTACCAACTATAGCCGATAAGGAATAACCAAACTTACTAGGAGCTAGTATAGCTTGGAATCCTTCAAGTGTTACAGGTTTGTCAGTTGTGTGTATAGTTCTAGCCATTGTCAGTAGCCTCATCAGCAGGAGCTAATTCTTTAGCTAGTGATTGACGATACTCTCTTAGTTCAGTGAGTTTATCATCAACTGCTTTGAGTCTCTTCATTTTTGCTTCTCTTTCAGCAGCTTGTAATCTCTCTTCAGAGACCACTACTATTGTAGGAGGTGCAAAAAAGCTATCAAATAATGAATACATTAACAGAAAAAATAAGTGGAATCAATCACATCGGAGGGTTCTAAGTCTCCTATGATCGGTGGTTTGGTTGTTGCTCCAATAGCTGAAGCAAACTCAGTAAGATAATCTCGTTTAGCAAAGAGATCCATATAGGTTTCTCTCACTATACTAGATAGAGCAGTCATGTCGGTTGCTCTACATAAGACACTATCATGGATTAGTGCTATTGGTCCACAGAATCTTAACGCACTGAAATGTAACAGTGTTGCATCCAGTGAATGAATAAGATTAGGTGCAGTAGCAGCCTTATGTCTTAGCTTATCAGCAGTATCAGGATCATCTGTAGCTACACTTAGTATACAACGACCTAATAATTGTAACTCTAATTTTTCAACTTTCTTCTTCTGAATCTTTTGATTAACTACAAATCCAGAAGGTGTAGTCCATGTTAAAATTAAGTTAGGGTTATCTTTGAATTGTTTAGATACTTCCTTCTCTATCCATGCCATTACGGCCATAGGGCCAGGAACTATCTTGTGCATAGCATCTCTAACAGCTTTGACTGTGAGTGTTAGATCGTCCTTCTCTATCTCTATACCATCTTCTTTTAATGCGTCCCTGATATAGGAACGATTAGAGAATGGTTTTGCATTATATGGGATAGTCATTACAGTACGTTTGACCTTCTTCCTATCCCATACAGAGTGTAGCTTGTTTGGTATACAAGGTTTAGCACACTCAGCTACTACCTTATATGCGTCTTGTGGTCTATCAGAAGGCAACACATTGACGAGTTGTGCTGTCTTGCGGTCTCTCGCTAATCCAGCGAGGATCTGAAGACCACTACATGTAGCGTCCGTGGCAACTGGTAGTCGTGTGTGTCGTCTTAACTGTTTAGTTACTACCGCATAGTACTCCTCACACGCCGCTAAAAATTGCCACGGCTCTTCAGCTACTTCCCAATTATGTATATCCATTGGGAATCTAGCTACTCTATTTATAAGCCAACTATTCTCTCTAACCCAAGCTTGTCTAGCATCCCAAGTTTCTTTATCTAACCCATAGGTTGTAGCTACTTGAAACGCTAACCATTGCTCAGCATCTTCACCCATTAGAGCTTCATTAGAGAAGACTAAGAGTGATTTACCAAAGTCAGTATCTTGTGGAGTTAGAAATGCAGGTATAGGGTAAGCTCTTCCACGGTAGTCAAAACTCCACGGAATAAAGAACTCTTTACCTTTAAACTTCCTAACTGCCTCCATAGTCATCCTAGTTCTACATGAACGTCTGAATGCACCAGCATTAGTATTCATGACCTCTGCAGCAGCTCTACGGTACGCCTTACGAGCGTCCTTGTTATCTGCTATATCAGGAGGTTTTGGAGGGAGTGGTAACTCAACTATAGGTATAAACTTTCCTACATTTATACCCCTTTCGTAGAGCTGTTCGGCTACGTTTACAACAAATGGGTTGAGTCTATAACCTACCTTCTGAATCTTATTCAAGAAAGCTATAGGTTTTTCTCCCTGTATACGGGTGTGGTTACCACGTCTAACCATTTCATGACCTTTCATGACCTCATTAAGCAAGTAACCACCTGGCTTTTCACCCCAGTCATTAGGTTCAATGAGCATCGGCCATGCTAATGGAGCAAATAGTTCAGCATCATTCATAACTTGATCTTTGATAGCTATGAATTCAGGTGTAGGTACTATGTAGTTAGTAGTTTTCCTACCTACTCTACGCATATCTTTATAGAACCAACCACTTGTACCCATAATACAATCTAATAACCAAGTACCTAGCTTAATTCTATTCGCTCTTCCCCATGGTATCCAGTGTTGAATACCGTATCTGTTCATGAGTGTTTGTATTACTACTACCTTTTGATGAGTACCACATGACTTATGCCAGTAGTTCTCCTTTAATGTATGTAGTAATGCTGGTGCTTTAGCTTCATAATGTCTCATTTGACATTCATTCTCTATAGCTTGACCAATCGCTTCGCTGACTGTGATTAATTGGTTACTATTCTCTTTAATACTAAATACTTTATCAAAGGTTAACTTACAAGCGATAGCGGCAGCAGCTAATGGTTCAAGGTTAGCTAGATATTGATGTATCTCTTTAAATGCTCTACCATTGTGACCTTTATGAATTCTTGAATTAGTATCTTTAATAGCATCTACTACCAATGGTAATAGACTATCGATAGAAGTAATGCCATAAACAGTAGCTGAACCATAACTCTTTTCTTCTAGTTGTCTAGTGTTCTTGTGT